ACCAGTTTCTTTGACAAACTGCTTGTAAGCGTAAGTCTTTCGATAGAATTTCAGCGCTTCACGCTGCTTGACTATCAGCTCTTTCAAGCTATCTTGCTTGTAGTGTGGAAAAGTAAGAGTAACGAAAAAGATTTGGCCTTCGTTGTCGAGGTGTTGACGCATGGCGTCAATTGTTTCATCTTTGCGGCGGCTAGATACTTTAGCAGAGCAAACAGGACAGGACCAAACAGAACCGCAGGTTTGTAAGCCAGAATAGTGACATTTTTTGTGTTCAATTGATTTTAAAACAGCAACATCACCGCCCGTAGTTAATCTGACGCACTTTGCAGTGCGCGAGGCAGGTAATAGATTGCGAACTGCAGATTGTAGTGAAAACTTTTCAATAAGCATTTGGTCGGCGCTAAGAACCTCCGTTTCAAATACTTTGTCTTTCCACTTGAGATTTTTAAGCTGCTTTATCTCACCGGTGTTTTTGTCAATAACCTCAAAAGTGTCGTTTTGCTGCATTATTTTTTTCGGGGTTTGACCAGCTGTGGCAGGCGATACAGCGGAAAAAGTGTCGGAGGATTTCGCATTACTACCAAGAAGAGCTAAATCGCCTTTTTTTTCTGGCGAAAAAGTGTCGGTAATGTGGTCTTTTTGCGTTGTTGTGGTATAATTTATCATATTGAGCATCTCCGGTAAGATGTTTGATTAAAAGCCGACTTGTTGAAGCAAGTCGGTTTTATTGTTTAAGTGAGTAAGAAAAGCTGCATCATTTACGATATCACAAATTCTCTTTGTATATTTGTATTTTATCATAAAATAAAAAAATCCCTCTTTAAAAAAAATAAAACAACATTGCTGCGCAAACGCTCCGCGAACATTTCAGACAAAACGCGAAAATCCTTTTCGCGGAGATTGCAGAATCATTTCGAAGAAATGTGCACTCACTCCACATTTTTACAAAATACCCCTCAGCGGGGGTGAGATTTACTGCGTAAATAGAAGCCTAAGGCTGGCAAAATATCTTTGTTTTTTCAGTAGAAGTGAGGCTTGATAAGACAGCGCTGCAAGCATCGATCGGAATGACAGAATAAAGGCCGTCATAGTGAAAAGTGTTGTCATCTTGTATCAGAGTATATGAATAGCCGGCTTTCGTTGATTTGACCGATCCGGATATGAAAATTGTAGAGTCAGTGCTGCCAGCGGCAAGTACATCAGCCCCCCCACCTGAAGGCGAGGGGGCCGACGCACTTTTGCTAGTCAGCATTAAACGGGCATCGGCAAGCGTGGTAGAGCATGATCCGAAAAGGTCTTTCCAGGTGTCAGAGCACGTGAACACCCCTTTTTCGAGCTCTTGCGGATTCGGTGCAGTGTATGACGAATAAGCCAAGCTTATTAGAAAACCTAAAATAAAAAAAAACCGAGCCGTAAGAAAGCCAAAATTTTTGAATTTTTCTTTAAAATGTTCATACCGTGTTTTGTACCTGCCGTAAGTTAAAAAGGGGGGAAGTAAGCTATTGATACCGCAGCTATCAAGCTCGTTGAATGACTGTTCAGTGTCATAGCCTTTGTATATCGACGTACCGGTCGTTATCCATCGGTCAACAATAGGTGCATTTTGTGTGATCCCGTAGCGCACAGTGGCGTTGTGAACTTTAGGGACAGGCAAAGAAAGACCAAAAATGAGTTTTAGAAAAGGACCAATCAAGGGAACGGTCATTCTGTCGGAGCGTGAACAGGTGACAAGATGCTCACCAAATAGGTCTTTGATTTGCTTATCCATCGCGTCAATATCTTGTATGATGAAATACACATCCCAACGCTTTTTACGGGCGTGGATAAGCCAGTCGATCATCGCTTTGCGGCCTTTATCATTCCAAGAGCGCGAGTTTAAAAATTTGGCGCACTCATCAAGAGCAAGAATACCGTTTTTAGCTTCGTCAATTTTATCGCCCTCGTAACCAAGACCGATTAAATCCAGCTGGTCACGCGTAGGGACGTCTGAAAGGCGTGTGACGCTGCTTTGTTTTGCATACTGGTTGATCAGTGACTCAAGGTTCAAATCGAGGTTAGTGGCTATCCTTCGGCCTTCGTTTAGTGCCTGTCGTATGCGATCAACAACCACGAGGCTTTTGCCTGCGCCCAACTTGCCAGTGACCACATAGACAGCCATTATTTTAAGATCGCTGCGTTAGTCTTTAATAAATCAACAGCAAACACATACGTTGAGCAAGCAATTTTGACAGAAATATAAGCAGTCAAACAGAAAGAAAGATTGTCGGGCAAGATAAAAGCCACGAAGGGGACAGAGTCGAGCTGTGAAAGCAATTGTGCAGTGAAACTAAAGAAAATATCAAACAAAGCATTGACAGCTGAGGTGACAAGTGAAATCAAGACAGCAAGAATAGCGACATTGAAAACTGTTTTAATAACAAAGAAGCGAGCAATCCAGGTCATTAGTCCAGTAAAAGCGGCGCCAAGAAAAGGGATCAGAAGTAAAGGCATCAGCGACCTTTCAACGCAGTCAAAACTTCATTAGTGATACCGATAAGTGTCAGAAGTGCAAATATCCAGTTGAGGAATGGTTTGATGCGGGCGATGCCGGTGCAGATGTCTAGCTCGTTACTTAAAAAAGTAGGATTGATGCATTGCTGCTGCTGTGAAAAAGGATCAGTGACATCAAGCGTATCAAGACGATTAAGCAAAGATGAATTGTTCTTGAAGTTATCTTCAATCATGCTTTGAGACTCGTCTTGCGCAGCGTCACTGATGTCATTCATGTCAGCAAGATCGCCAGCCGGCTCCCCGAACATATCAACCAGATCGCCAAGCAGGGTGTTTGTAGTAGTTAAATTAGTATTAACATCATTGATACCGGATGTGGTCTCATTTTGTGCAGCGACAATAGCGGCATCACCAGTGCCCTCCGGTTGAACATTATCGTCAGCCCCTTGTCCAGTACCACCAACAGATCCAGAGCCGGTGCCAGAAGGACCGCCAGTGTTGACACCGCCATACGTAAAGGGCGTGCTGTCGTTCTCGTTAGGTATGCCGTCACCGTCAGTGTCACGCGTGTAATCACCATCAAGAGGATAGTCATCATATTGATCAACAACAGCATCGCCGTCGCTATCACCGTTAATATCAGGGTTTTCAGGCTCTGGGTCGTCATCATCAACGATGAAATCACCATCGGTATCAAGACCGCAAATATAGCGATACATGTCGACAGTTTGAGAGGGGTCGCAAAGCGGTATAGACGGCGGCTTGCACGTTGTGTCGTAATCGTTGGGGCCCCTGAAGACATAATCAACGAGCGTAGCGTCAGTAGGACAAGCGTTGAAAGCTTCAAAGAGACAAGAGTCATAGCCAGTGCACGTCAGACTAGCATAGCAAGCAGTGCTAACGAGGGGGCCAGTTTGGTTGACACAAGGGTCAATATCCTCCGTAGGCGCTTCGATGCAATAAGATGAGGATGATGCATCAATAGTGCAATAATCAGCAAAGTCAGAGCCAGGCGGAGACGTGAAAAAAACAGGCACGGTCTGTTCTGAAATATTAACAGTAAGAAGGGAGTTGAGTGTTCGGGAAACATCAAGATGATAGCCCGCAAAAGCCCTAGCGGTGCGGGCGTTGCAAGAGTAAGCGGCACGCGAACCAGAGGCTCCAAGTGAATTGAAAAGTTCACATGTGTTTAAAAAGCTGCCGATAAAATAATAATATCTGCTGCCATTGTGGGAAACCGGAACGTAATAAGCAAGTTTGCCGAAAATGTATGTGCCATCTAAAAAGTAAGAGCCGTCGTGACCAGACATTGTTCTATCAGATGAAATAGCAGAAAAGCTTAGCGATGAATAAGTCAAAGCTAAGCACAGTAAAGCAGAAACGACGAATCGTTTCATCACGTTTAGCTAGCTTTAGCCATAAAGCGTTTAGCAAGTTTCATCACAATACCAGCGCCAACAACGGCGACAAGCAAAGGCCATGCGGCATCGATAATGGAGCCAGCATCAGTGATGAGGCTGCCAAAGGCACCGGTGGCAGCACTTATGCCTGCAGACTGCTCAGCCATAACAGCACCAGAGGCAAGTAAAGCCGTTGCGCCAAGGGCGGTTTTTTGAAGTTTAGTTTTGAACATTGAAGTTCTCCGTTAGTTAAAGTTAAAGTTAAGGTTAAGTTGATTGATTCGCAAATTTGCGAAAAATATACAAAGCGTAGGACGCTGTGTATCCCGTAAAATACGCACCCAGGCAAAGACCAACGACAATTGCATAATCTTGTTCTGTCATTTGTAGTTCACTTCGTGCGCATTAAATCCGATCGAAAAGCAAATGCACATTGTGCAGATGATAATCACGTTAATAAGTTCGTTAAGCTCCGGCATTGCCGATCTCAATGACTTGACGTGCAGTGTCAAGATAAGTGTCAGTGTAGACAGCGCCGTTGTAAGCGCGGCTCATCGAGTTAACAGGGACAAAGATATGTTTGTCTTTGTATTTGTTTAAATGTTGGTAGCCGTCTTCTACAACGCGTCTAGCGAGCTTTACGTCTGTATAATTGAACTCGTCGTCATAGCCGTTTTGCTTTAAGGACTTGATACCGATAAACACCTCTAAAATGAGCTCACCGGTCTTTCTGTTAGTCTTCTCGTTAGTTTTAATGCCTACACAGGTGCCAGAGACAAAGTGGCCGGACGAGGCGGCAAGGAGTGAATGAAGTAAAGGGTTTTTAGAGGGTGCGTCTTTGTTATCGTCTTCAGATGGTTTGAACATTGAAGTTCTCCGTTAGTTAAAGTTAGAAGCAACTAAAAATATTTTAACAGGAAGGATGACATTTCCAACAAAGAGGAAAAAAAAGTGAAAAAGGGAGGAAAGCGCCGAAAATAGCGCTATTTTTAGAGCCAGAAAGGCGTTTTAAGAATATATTTTTACAGAAACAAGATTGTTTTTGATAACGATATAGAAACCACGCTCACGAATAACGGTGTGCACAGGGATTTGAAGCATATACTCATCAAGCGTGGGCTTTGTGATCTCAAAGCGTTTACAAGCGGAGGTGCTCAGTATGATCATCACGTCTTCAGATGAAGAATCAATGAAGCGATAAAGGGCAATAAATTTGGTTTTTGAAGTTTTTGACATAAGTTAATCCGTCCTAAAGTGATTTATCATATTGATAGATTTCAAAGTGATAATGTTTATCATATTGATAGGTTGCAAAGTGATAATGTTTATCATATTGAATTTGTAGCGAAGTGGTTTTTTCTAGTTTTGACGGCAAAAGGCCATAAAAGCATGGAAAAGAGGCTAAAAAAGAGTAAAAAGAAGTCAAAAGAGGGGGTTTAA